AATGCAGAATTGGCTGACTGGATTTATATGAACCTAGATTTTGATCAATTGATACTCGAGTTCTACACTCCTGGCGAACCCAACTCGGGATGGATACACTGTAGCTATACTACTGATCAACCTAGAAAACAATTTTTACATGCTTTTAAAGCAGAAGGTAAAACAAAATATAAACCTGTTATCGGAAAGGCAAAAGATTTAGTTTAGAAAGAAAAAATGTTTTCAGAAATAAAAAACTTTTTATCACAAGATGAATGTGATAAAATAATAAATGAGTGTAGTTCTTTAATAAAAGAAGATCAAATAGGTGTAGAATATAATAGACAAGGCAATAGTGTCGAGTTTTCAAAACACGAACAATTAAAAGAAATAGATCAGTTGGTTTGTGAAAGGTTAGGTTATTTTATACACAATAGATTAACATATACTTTTGCACTATATGGACCTGATATAGCAGATACAGGTTATTCTTTTCATAGATACAGAGATAAAGATAAATTATTTGTTCATGCTGATGGTGTTTTTTCTATGGATAGTGAAATATTTTATCCAAGAGTGTTAGCTTGTGTTATTAATCTAACAGATAATGAGGATGCAGATTTAATTTTTCCTAGATACAATAAATCAATTAAATCAGAGAAGGGTAAACTAGTTACCTTTTTACCTCATTCTTGTTTTGAACATTACATGAATAATAATTCTGGGAAAAATAGAGATGTTATAGTGACCTGGTTATATAATAAAAACATACAGTGTAAAAAAATATGAAAACAATTACCTTAGATAATATTATTAGTAATAAAGAATTATTTTTTATGTATAAAGAAATACATGAAACACCTATGTGGAGTGTTTCTGGTCTAACAGATGGTAATCATTATGACAAAAATTTTAATTTTTCCCCTGTTTTATCTGTTAAAAAAGATACAATATTATCTTATCCTTTTTATCTGTGGGGCAAAACTTTAGTGTATAGAATTGAAAATCAATTAAAAGATAAAAACATAGGAATTCCTACAGATAT